TTTTCGTGACCTTTGACGGCTTTCTTAGCAACCTTCTCCATCATTGGTTTGTCCTTCTTAACGTCTTCGTGTTTCATATCTGCTCCTAAGTTATTGTTACTGTTACGCTACCTACTTGACCCTCTGGTGCTAAATTGTTTGGGGTTAAACCATCATCTCTAGAACCACCAACAGGGTTCCAGCCCCATTGAAATATTCTACTACCACCCTCTGGGAAACCAACACCATAAATCGAAGTATCGTTAGTTCCATTAATCTGCAAACCGCTACTTCCAGATACCGTATAGCTTATATCAGGGCGTGGCTCCCGTACTGCTTGAGGGTCATCTACTGGGTACATCCCTAATGACAACTGCGGCTGATCTGGATCCCAACAGCTAGGACACACCTTAATATTCTTTACTTGCTGCTTAACAATTAACTTTCTAAGCTCCTTTAGCTTATACCGCTGACCGCATCGGTCACATTCGGCAATTGCAAATTTGCCACTACTAAATTTATTAGGCATAGAAGGTCGTCCTAGGAACGAACCTAGAAGCGGCTTTTTCTCTGTCCTCTGTAGAAGCCATGAGCCACTGCTCCTCGTATTCTGCCTTTAAAAACTGTAATCTTGCCTGCCCGTCAGGTAGTTTCTGAGCCATATAAAAGGCAAGTCCTGAGACTAAACAAGGTAATAATCTAAAAGGGATGTCCTGCTCAAAAGTGCCATTTGTGCCAGCGTCTTGGACTCTACGTAGTCTCCAATAGACAAAGGTATACGGACCACCTCCTGCGTCAGGTGTGGGCCAAACATTTACAGCAGGCAAGTTTTGAACTGTAATAGGTGCAGCAGCAGTGTGTGCCGCAGCAGTCGTACCGTTTTGTCCACGATTTACATTAATTAAGTCATTACCCGTTACATTTGAGTAACTCATGACTTCAGAGTCAATCTTAATAAAACCTGTGGTTGCTAAGTAACTAGCGTTAGAGACTGGGATTGTCGTAGCTGTAGACGTAACCGTACTGGCTAGAGTCGCTGAGGACGTATTAGACTGCCCAGACTGGCGGTTAAACCACATCTGAATAGGGCGCCCAGTGGTTAACTTATTGGGGATTGTTGCCCAAGTAGACTCTGAAATACGACTAATATTAATGTCAACTTGATTAGCCTGAACACCGTTATTTTGACGTATTACCGCATCTAGGATATCAATAGTATCTACAGGCATTGGGTATAAGCCTTGTCCTGTAGTGAATAGAATCTGACCTTGCTCAATTGTCCACAGGTTAATACCACGATTAGCCCATTCAATCGTCAAGAGGTTCAAAGATCTACGGGCAGTCCGCATATCGTAACCCGTACGCAATTCCGTACCACAACGCTCAAATGCCTCTTCAATGAGGTTATTGAGGTCTAGATTAAAGGCTGTCGTTCCTGATGTGGTCATTTAATTGTGCTTTTAGTTTAGCTATTTCAGCGTCTCGTTCATTTAATTTTCTCATGAGTCCTTCATTCATTTCTGCCCATGAGATAATTTCTTTCATGCGTTCTTTATGGTCTTCCAACATAACTTTAAAAAGACGATCTGAAACTTCCATTTGTCGATCTATAAAGTCTTTCATTATTTAATCTTTCGATACGGCTTTACTTTTTGCTTTACTGCTTTTGGCTGGGGAACAAACTGTTTTCCTTGTGCCTTGCCCGCTCGCTTTGCTCGTGTTGTTGCTGCGTACTCTTGTGGGCTTAACGCTTGTATTGCTTTCTTGGGTAGGTATCGCTCCCCCGTCTCGGACGACTTCTTGCCTGACTTGGTCTGCCAATCTTGATCGCCCCAAGATTTTAAAGATTGCTGGGATTTTGCTAAACCACCCCCTGCCATTTTCTTCTTTGACGCACAATGAGCCTTCTCCGAGAACCCCTTTGGGCTGTCGCAGTTGATCGACTTTTTGCGCTTGTCTGACCATTTCACTTGTAGCCCCCGCCTGCTGCTTTGTAACGTTTAGCCATTAACTGGGCTTTACGGGCTGACCATTGACCTGCGCCAGTACCTTGCACCGCAGCAGCTTTAATACTGTTAAATATCCTTTTACGTAACTCAGGCTTGGTATAGTTACCTGCCTCATTTACTTTAGACTTAACCTCACCACCTTCTTTGTATGTAGCCGTCTTAGCAGCGTTAGCAAAGTCACCCTTCTTAGGAGCGCCTTTGGCTCCAACACTACGCATCTTTTCGCCTGAACCAGAAGCTATCCGTTTTTTCTTGGCCGCGATATTGGCATAAAGTCCACCACCCGCAAACATCTCCACATCTTCTGGATTGTCTTTGCGTTTAATAATTTTCTTTCCAGGCATCTTAGATGGGTTTATATCACCCATGCCACGACTTGGTCTCATGCTCTTGTCTTTCCTCTAATTGCTATGCCATCGGCACGTTTGGAGGCTGACAAAACTTTGCCACCAGCTTTAAACGGTTTATCTAGACCCTTCATACCAGTAAAATCACCACCGCCACCGCCACCAGTAGGCTTAGATAGTCTGCCCATATCTTGTAGCCTTTCGGTATAAGTGCGTGGGCTTTCAGCTTTAGCTTTAGCTCTTTGCTCTTCTGCCATTTTACTTGCTTCAGCCTTAGCTTTTTCGTTATCTTGTTTCACTTTTTCCGCCGCTTTATCGTACTCGCTAGGGCCAAACTTTTCCTTGGGAGGAGTGTATTTATCACTCTTACCATCGCCAACCTTTTTAGAAGGGTCAATAGGCTCTATTGGCATTACGCTCTAGTCTTCCCACGAACAGCAATACCATCAGCACGCTTAGATGCTGAAGATACTTTACCGCCATGCTTGTAACCAGCATCTTGATATGCTTCACCTTCTCTGGCAGAAGCAGGCACAGTTTCCCGTAAAGCTTTTGCAGCACGGATCTCATCCCTCGCGGCTTTAGCCATAGTTGGCATCGTCTTGGAAAAAATATCTTTCTCGCCCTCAATACCTTCCGCCATCATCTTGCGGGATTTGTTGAGCCGTTCAGTCTCTTTGTCAGTAGGTTTACGATAATTAGGCATCACATCATCCTTCCACGAGTTTTGCCTTTGATTGCACATCCATCGGCACGTTTAGATGCGGAAGAAACTTTTCCACCGTTGGACATCTTTTTAACTGATCCACCTTTTTTCATGCCTAATTTTAAACTTTCTCTGCCAATCTTTGGAGTCATTGCTTCAAACTCTGAGGGTGTGTATGTCTTCATGCGTGGCTTGATTAAACGAGTTAAACCTTTTTTTAACACTCCTTTAACCATGCCTACGCCCGGAATATAGTCTTCTGGGCTGACATCAATTAGAGCTTGTTTCTTCTCTAACTTAGCCAAACGATCTTTCTCTTCTTGAGGCATTGTTGGTAGTGCAGATGGTTTTATCTTAGGTTTAGAAGTAGGTTTAGGAGCAGATACACGATTTACAGTCTTTTTTACTTCTGCAAAGTCTGGTAGTTCGTTTTCTTCACCATAGCCAGATTTTCCCGCTGGGGAATCATCGTTCATTTCAACTGGCGCCCGAGACATTGGACGATCTGGAGCAGCTTTACGCATACGAGCCAAAATGTATGGGTCAGTACGATCAGCTCCACCTAAAAACTTTAATTGTTCAGGCGTAAAATTTTCATCCGATATACCACCATCTTGAAATTTACGAATTTTCTTTTTCATATCAGCAGGCTCTCCCGCCTGATTTCATCTTAATCATTGTGCCTTTGGTTTTGCCTTTGGTCTCAATGCCACCACCTTTAGCCATGCCGTGCAGACGCTTCTCATGGCCTTTGACAGCTTTAGCAGCGACCTTCTTCATCATTGGTTTGTCTTTAGAAATGTCTGAATGAACCTTACCACCGTGTTTCATTTTGCCTACACCATCAGCAGCAAACGCTGGGACTTTCTTACCGTCTTTCATGACCATAGGCATACCGCCATCGGCCATCTTCATAGTCTTCTTTTTAGCCATCATAGCCATCATGCCTGGATTCATCTTTTTCATGTCATTTACCTTTTAATAAGTTGGTCAATTTTGTCTTCAAGTTTGTTAAACCTTGCGTCCATGTGTTCAACAATGCGTTCCACTTCTGCTTTAGTGACGTTATCACGTGCTACCTCCTCACGGGTTTTGTTTAATAAAATATCAATCCGTTTTAGTTCGTTGAACTTCTCATTCATGATGTATCCAATAAACGCTATAAATATTGTAAGTCCACCAGTCCAGAGTTCCAACATATTCATACCATTTTCCCTTTAGTCTTACCACGGACTTCGCAGCCACCGCCACGAACTGATCCGCCTTCTTTGCAGTTCCAAGCCCGTAAGGACTTATTAATCCGTGAGTCTGGGTCGTTAGCGGTTTTAGCAGATGTGAGCTTTTTCTTCATACCTGACATCCTTGCACAGAAAGACTTTTTTCTTGAACCGCCTTCTGGTTGAGGACGTTTTAAACCAGGTTTTCCAGGATTGGCTGCGTTATACGAAGCTCTACCCTTGGCGTTTAAACCACCTTCAGGGTTTTTACCCTCTTTGCGAGTCCACGCAGGAGTCTTAGCCATACATTATCCTATGATTCTAATAGGGGTTTTTAAATTATATAGCATTAAACGTCTACTGCACCAGCGTAATCGCTATAAGTCTTTAGAACCTCGTAAATGGCAGGGATTAAATCACCCTTGAGGTCTTCCATACCGATATAGTGTGCGTTTTCTTTGACTGTAGCCATGTTGCCATGTCGAGCATCTTCGTTGTAATAGATTGCAACTTGAACTTGGATTTGGTCTTTTGTACCAAAGAAGTTAGTGATTCTAGCGTAGGCTTCTGGGGCTGGTACGCCAAATTGGGTTTGAACTGCAAGTTTTAGTGCCATGATGTTGCTCCTTTGTTAAAAATTAATATGTCATTTCGGTTGTGCGGATTTGGCAAACTGTACGAATAGTCGTTGCCGCTTGCCCTGTAAAGGTAACTCTTAAACCACCATTGGTAGTATCGGCTGTTACTGCAATAGCCCAAGCAGAAGCACCAGCATCAGCATAGGTAGAGGTTACTGTAGGAGTACCAACCAAGGCAGTCGAGGCAGCATTAGCACCTCGCTTGATAACACCCTCTATAGTAAAACCTTTAGTGTCACCACCGCCAGTTACTCCTGATATTACTTCTCCTCTAAAGAAGTAAGCAGAGTTGTTAGGTAGTATTACTTGGTTGGTTGTTCCTGCCGCACCGCCATCTGAAGTAATGGCTGTGGCTGTAGCATTGGTGGTTTGCGCCCCAATAATTAATAGGGCAGCTTGTGATGAACCTTGCGTTGTGCCAACTGGTCCATTGTGCGCAGGAAATACTTGATACCCTGTAATTCCTCTTGTTGTTCCGCCAAAACCGCCAAGAATAGCAGAATATGTTGATGTTGCGTAATTTGTGTTTCCACCAACAACAGATGCTCCAAAACCACTAGCTATATTTGAAAAGCCTGCGCCAACAAAAGCAGATACTCCTTGTGCGGCATTTCCTGAAAATTGGGTTGGTAAATTTCCATAAAAACCACCCCCGCATACAACAGAACCAAAGCTTGTAGTGGCACTATTCCCACCGCCACCGCCTACAAATGAATAATTTGAACTAGCAGTATTTTGTCTACCACCAGCCACCACAGACCAATCCCCACTAGCCACATTCCTATTTGCACTTGTTCCAGCATCACCACCGCCTCCAATGAAGCTATATGAGCCAGTTGCCTGATTGTTACCGCCACCGACTACGATGCCGTGGGGTGTGAAGAAGGAAAGGGTTGAGGTAGATGAGCCTGATGCGTTTTGGGAAAGGGTTAAAGCTGTTCCTGATATGGCGGCAACGTAAGTGTGCGGATAAGTTCCAATAGAAGTTCCAGAAATTAACTGACCGACTTTTATTGCAGCATTAGACCCAGACAATGTAACAGCAGTAGTGCCGTTCATCGTAGCAGACTGAGTAGTTACCGCAGGACCAGCTGTTCCCGAGTTTGCGTATCCACAACCAATAAAATTAAAAAATCCTTGTGCTGAGTTTGCGTGACCGCCACCCATAGTAATGACTTGACCATTTGACCCAGTGACATTGGAAACTCCACCAAGAATACAATTGTACGCTCCCCCCGTTGTACTGTTAGTAGAGCCACCAACAACTACACTTCCAAAAGCTGCCGCTGTATTTGAATCTCCACTACCAATAAAACTAAATGAGCTACTAGCAACTTGGGTAGCAGCAACCCTGCTTTTTTGCCAATCAACAGCGTTTGCTCCTCTTGTGTTCCCGCCTGTAGCAGTAGAGTCTGCTACTTGAGCCTGTAATGCTCCTGTGCCTTTAGGCTGTAAAACAATAGGAATGTCGGTTGCAGTACCAACTACAGTAATTTGATTGTTTAGGTTATCGTATTGAATAGTCATTAGAATGTTACCTCTGTTGTTTCGACTTTAGCGACCCAGCGTATCGTAGTGGATGCTACGCCTGTTACAGTTACAGTAAGTCCACCATTGGTTGTATCAGCAGTAAGCGCTATAGTCCAAGTTGTTGCACCAGAGGATGCCGCTACACGATTAACCGATGGGGTGTCGATTAGTACTGTAGATGCTGCGTTAGCACCACGCATAATTGCGCCTTCAAAAGACCATGCCGCACCATTAGCCGCACCAGTCACATTGGCAATACACGAGCCTTTGAAGTAATAAGCGGCGTTGTTGGGGAGGATGACTTGGTTTGTTGTGCCTGCGGCAGAATTGTTTGAGCGTAATGCGGTAGCTGTAGCGTCTGTGGTTTGAACACCTAATACAAGTAAAGCAGATTGTTGAACACCTTGAGAGGCTGAAATTGGTCCAGAACACGCTGGAAAAACATGATTACCTATAATGCTTCTAGTTGTGCCAGCTTCCCCACTTATAATTGCAGAAAATAATGAATTTGCAGTATTGTTATATCCACCACCAACAAAAGCACCTTGACCCGAAGCCGTATTTTGAAAACCACCAACTATAGATGCACATACACCTGAAGCTGTGTGTGGAAAAGTTCCAAAAGGTGCATAAGTACCGCCACCACCAATAAAAGAACCTAGACCCGATGCTGTGTGTCTAGTGCCACCACAAACTACTGACCAATCTCCTGATGCTACATTTCGTTGTGAAGCAGTACCAGCATCACCACCACCACCGATAAATGAATAACTACCTGTAGCTTGGTTATTACCACCGCCTACTACTACTCCATGAGGAGTAAAGAAAGATAGAGTGCTTGTAGATGAACCTGATGCGGCTTGGGAAAGGGTAAGGCTTGTTCCTGATATGGCGGCTACATAGGTGTTTGGAAAGTTGTTAATGCTTGTGCCAACAATTAACTGACCAACTTTAATGTTAGCGTTTGAACCACTAAGCGTTACCGCAGTTGTAGCGTTCATTGTGCCTGACTGCGTGGTTACTGCCGCTAATGCTGTTCCTGAATTGGTAGAGCCACCGCCAATAAAGTTGAAATATCCTGCGGCTGTGTTTGTATATCCACCTACAATACTTGCACCATATCCTGAAGAAGTGTTTGACGCACCCCCTCCCATAAAAGAAAAAGTATTAGTTGATTGATTGCTGTCACCACAACTAGTAATTGAAGAATAGCCCGTTGCTGAATTATTTATTCCACCTGATATTGCCGCATAAGCCCCGCTCGCAACCCTAGCTGCGGATGTACTTCTAAATGTCTGCCAATCAACAGCATTAGAACCCCTAGCATTACCACCTGCTGTAGTAGATGTAGTAGCTTGTGCTTGTAATGCGCCTGTTCCTGCTGGTTGTACAAATAAAGAACCAGTAGACTCTAATCCAATAGTAGATACTCCACTAAAGGATAGGGTAGGAGTTCCGTAGACTGCTGTAGTAGTTGTGGGGATGTAGGTGTTGGCGGTTGAGCCTAGTTCTAGTTGAAAGCCCCAAGCAAAAATACCTAAAGAAGCATTGCCTGTGTAACTAAATGATGTTCCATCTGGGCTTAAAAAAACACTAGGAAATATAGTTGCTCCAGCAGTTACAACTATAGAAGCCCTGTACCAATCATTACCAACATAAACTAATGCGGCTGATACTGGAGCACCAACTAAATTACCTAGTACGCTACCACCACCACCAGCAGTAATATTAAAATATTTACCTACAGAACTTGAACTATCATAAATAGCACAAAAATTTCTACCATTGGCTTTAACATAGACAGATATTGTATAAAGCGCACCTGATGAAGTTGTTAAAGATGTAGTTGGAAAAAAATTATGTGCAGAGTTAGCTGTTGTTTCTAAAATTGTAATTGCTGTTGAAGTACTGTCAGGTGCAGTTGCTCCTGATGCTGTTGCGGTAACAGCAGTTTTAGTCCAAGCGGCATTAGTAAAAGTTTGACTTTGTAATATTAAATTCTGCCCAGTACCCCTTAACACTCCTGTCTGTCCTGTAATCGTAGTAGCGTTTACAGAGGATGGGGTAGTAGCACCTATAGTAGTGCCATTGATTGTGCCTCCTGTGATGGCTACTGCGTTGGCGTTTTGGGTAGCCATTGTCCCCAAGCCTGGGATAGACCCACCTGGTACAAATCCGTTAGCGGTTAATACATAGTCTTGTTGCCCTGCTAACGGCTGCGGAACCTCCCCTTGAATACCATCGACGGTAGTGCTAGGGGATGTAAATGTTCCAAAGTCAACTATGCCCGCATGAGGAGCAACAGACATTACAGACTTTCGATAAACGCTTTTTGCTTGGCTACAATTTCAGCTTTAAGAACTTCTGCGTCTTCTTTAGCTGCGTTTGCATCTGCAATAGCTTTATCTAACAGTTTTGATTTTTCTGCTGCGCTTGCTAAATTTGCATCTGCTTTAGCCTGAGCCTGTACAGCTTGTGCTGCGGCGCTGTCAGCCTGAGTTTTAACTAGTTTAGCTGCATCCATAACATCTTGCGCATCTGCTTTTAACTTAGACGCTTCTGTTTTAGCTACAGCAACAATATCACTAGCTTGTACTTTTGCGTCAGAAATTAAACCTGTTGCTTGCTGTTTAGCACTATCCAAAACGTTTGCTGCTTCTTGGGCATCTTTCTGGGATTTTTCTTTCAGCGTCAAAATATCTGATGCTGGACCAACTAACTCAACATATTTTTTATGTTCAGCAGTAGCGTCTTCAAGAGCTTTTAACTTTGTTTGGTATACGGCAGGATTAGACACAACCGTAAGTAAATCAAAAAGTTGGTTAGTAGAACCCGAAGATCCGTCAATATTATTAGCAATACTCATGATAAACCTCCGCCGCCAGCTTGAATAAACGTGCAACGCACAGAGCCATTCCCTGCAGTTTGCTTAATTCGCAGCCCGCTTACTGGGTATGCAACGTTAGAATCTTTTGTAGCTGTTTGTGCTGTTAGTGATGGGTGATCTGTCCAATTACCTGATGCTGCAGAATAGTTACTAGCAAAAACGTCATCAAAAGTGTATTGAACAGTATACGTTGCAGTTCCAGTAACAACCACAGAAACAGCCACGTTAAACGGCGACACATAATTATCTGGTGGGTAAACGTTAGACGTTTTTGTTGCTGCAGATGCATCAGAAAGTGTAAATACGACTGCTCGCATAATTAATCTCCTAAAATGTTAAAGAGGGCTAGGAAAAACCCTAACCCGTCAGATTAATTAAGAAGTAGCAAACGGAGTAGCAACAGTGCCTGTGCCTAGCACAGTGCCTGTAACCATATACTTTAGTGACGTAATTGCGTAGATCTGTACAAATGTACCTGCAACACCGCCAGTGGTTGTGCCGTTAAAGTTAATAAAGTCATCACTTGCACCAGCAACGAAGCCACGGGCTGCGTCTGTTGAATCAGTGTCAATTGACAATACAGCGCCTACATACTTGTCTGTGCCGTCAGTACCAATCTTCAGGGAAGAAGTAGAGATTGTGGTTGGAACCCAAATGGTGTACATCACGCCTTCATTATTGGCAGTGCTTGGATCTTGACCAGGACCAGATGTGACTGGATTGGTTGAAGCGTTAATAGTAGGTAAGGTTAAAGTCAATGCACTAGCTAAAGAGCCACCTACGGAAATAATACGTCCACCATGAGCCTCTGGGCTTAGGGTAGTGCTTGTAGTAATTTCAACAATAGTAGCTGGACCTTGTTGATAAATGCCGCCCAATGAACGAATTGGACCTTGGAATGTGGATCGTGCCATGTTAATTCTCCATACAAAGTTAGCTTATTAATCGTGTATGCGTCTGCTGGGGCAGTTTAATAAGCGTGTTTCCCAGTTTCCACATCTTACTACTTTTTTATATACTTGCAACTTTTATTTTGTTGCCATCATATACAAACCAACGTTTGCTCCTGCATAACAGATATAACAAATAGCCATTGGCATATTACCCTTTAGACCTTGTTCTACAGCTATGTAAGCGTAAATCACACCTGTGACAATAATTAACCACGAACTCATTTAGGATTAAAGCATTTTTTGTAATTAAAGTCTTGATCCCGCAATACTGGTCTGATGGTAGCTTCTAATGCCCAGTCTAAATATTGGGTAATGTCTTCCATACTTTCCCCGCTTACGCTCGCACGGGCGTGACCCATTGGCAGTCCGTTTTCGTCATAAAAAACCTCCCGTAACTCCATATAAGGGTCTGGGTCAGATGCCATCATTACAAAGCGTAAGTTCCAAGTCATAATGTTTCGTATTGTTTACATTAAATGCCTTTTGGTAACATTTATGTTACAACTCAAGGGGGTCAAATCCAAGTTCCGTTGCTACCATTTTTGCTCTATTTCTAAACGTCTTATCGTGTTTTGTCCAAGCCTGTGTCATCGTATTCCAGCGGCTGACGTGAATCATCTCATGTGCCATCGTCCGAATCACAGTGTCTAAATGCCCACAACGGGCATCTGAAATTGTAATAGTGTGAGCGTGGTCTGTGCCATCATCATAAAGATAGGTTCCCATAGTATCTGGGTCATGATCTACTATAAATTTAATCTCTTCTGGTAAGGGTAAACCCCAAT